AATATTGGACATCATTTAAGTCAATAAATGGATCATTAAATTCACTTAAAAGAAGCATTCCGTCAGCGCGATAAACATTATTGTAGTAAAGTTTATCGCGCTGACAATCTATTTTTCCAATAAATTTATTATTTTTGTAATATCCATATTTGTTTGTATACTTATCACGAATGAATATCTTTGTATTTTTCTCTGTAGACATTTGATAAAAATATATATAGAATTTGATTAAAAATAAACAATTTTTTCTCGGTACCGGAAATTTTCTAAAAATGCCAAAGTATAAATTTCTTCTTTATACTACTAATAGCACTAATAGCACTAAAATTATTGTTCTCCACTCAATGTGGCATATGCTTCTTTTGTAAACTCAGGAATAGTCATGTTAAATGCTCGTTCAATATTAGCGAGACTTGCCGTTTCATGTTTTGAAGATGAATCGATTAATGATATTGCAACACCCTTCTTTCCATATCGTCCAGTACGACCAATTCTATGAATATATTCATTATAATCTGTAGGCAAATCATAGAGTATAACTAGAGATACAGTATTGACATCTATACCACGCGACAACAAACCTGTTGACAATAGCACACGAATAGATCCATTTCTAAAATCAGCCATAATCTTATTACGTTCTTCTTGCGACATACCACCATGGATATGCTTAACACCATATCCATCTGTATTCATTGCAGAATAGATACTATCACAATCGTTCTTGCTGTTGATAAATATAATCGTTTGTGCCGCTACAAGATTAGTCATCAAGTCAACAATTGTATCGTATTTTCCTTCTTTTGGACAATCAATAATGTAGTGAGAGATGCCAGCAAGCATAACATCTTCTGGATCAAGTGTAATTTCAATATGATCTTCTCCAAGATAATTCATAATATCATCAACAATATGTAAATCTGTTGTAGCACTAACAATGATTAGTTGTGCCCTACGCACATAATCGAAAATATACATTATATCATCAATGAATGTTCTTTCAAGCGTTTTATCAAATTCATCAATAATAATCGTCTTCACGCTAATAGTTTGATCTATCTGACGACGATTAAAAACATCACTTATCTTTCCGGGACATCCTACAATTATAGTAGGCATTGTAGGATCATTTACTCTTTGCATTCGAGATTGTCTTCTTCCTGATGATTCAGCATTTTGATTTTGACCTCCTATAAGAAGAAGAACATTAATTCGAGATTTTTCGCATAGTGCACATACTATCTTGTGAACTTGCATTGCAAGATCACGAGTATTTAGAATAATGATGCCCTGAACTGTCGGACTTTTTAGATCAATACAGTTTAGAAGACCTAGTGTGAATGCTCCTGTTTTACCCATCCCTGATTGGGCTTGAATTAGAACGTTTCTCCCTGTTGAAATAGCCGGAATTGCAAGTTTTTGAATATGAGATGGCCGTTCCCATCCATAATTATAGATATCCCACAAGACATCATTGTGAAGATTAAAATCTTCAAATTTCGAATATTTTGTATAATCAATATCAATATTCTTAATATGAAACTTTTTCTCTATATTAGAGGTGTCTTCAGAAGAGTCAATCGACATACTATTTAGTTACTTATTTAATTAAAATTTTTACTATTAAATAATAAAAAAATCTATTTTTTTTCATTTTTTATGGGGACGTGCCGTCCCCATAGCCCCTGGCTTAGAAATTTATGCAGATTTTGATAATTGTTCATGTGTATCTGCTATTTTACCAACAAATGTTTGTGTTTGTTTAGATAATGCACTTAACTTATTCATATCTATTGCTGACACACCTTTAAAAACTTTCTTTCCTGTTGTTGGATCAGTCTCATGCAAATTAGAGTGAAACTCTTTTAAAGATTTGCCTAAAGATATTAATTCGTCGCCGTGTTTAGCTAAACTGCTAGCAAGATTCTTTAATTGTGTTGTCTTATTTCCTCCACCAGCCTGATCTCTTCGATATTGTTGATATAAATAACTAATTTCACTACGAGAAAGACCAGAATTTTTGCATTGTCGTTGAAAAGCATTCCATGAAGACATTTTGTTTGTATATAATTATTGCATACAAATAAAATGTCTTCGTGGTTTTGTCAACAATGGTTATATTATTTCCTAGACATATAGGTACGCAAAGAAAATTTCCTAGCCAGGGGCTATGGGGACGTGCCGTCCCCAAAAAAATGAAAAAAATTAACTATTTTATTAAGCTATTAATACGTTGTCAATAAATAATCAGTAATCAGTAATCAATATGTCTGCTTGCCTAATTTATACAATTGCAAGTGTTTTTCTAGTTGTGTCATTCACTGGTATTCCTATTTGCAGTTACATTCTGAATGATTATCTAAATCTTAGAACATATGAACGTACAAATTGCACAGGTGCATCAGAATACTCTCACAATAGTGATATTCTTGGATATTATTACTGTAGTGTGAAATCATACAGTAATACATATAGTTCACAAACAATTATACTAAATGAACCAGCATTCAATTATCATTTTGAACATCGTAGTCTAAGTGATTGTAATAGTTGGTATGATAGTATCGTTAATAGTACATCGTTCACATGCTTTCTAAGTACACAAAAGTCATCTGGAGGACAGCCTACTGAAATTGTTGATGGATATACAAACCTAAATACTATTACTGGATGGGCTATTGGACTATCAATTGGATGTCTTTTGCTCATTATTAGCATTCTTCTTTTTGTGTATCAATGCACAAAGACACGAACTCATAATACTCTCTATTAATGATTCTATTAATGATTCTATTAATGATTCTATTATTATTTTTCCCTTTGTGTCTTTTTGGAAAGTATTTAATCAATAATAAAAGGATCTAATGTATATAATGATATCTCATCATTGTATCCGATGGGATTACAAATGAATTTAATCCCATACATAGATTGTACAGAAGCCATATGCGTATGGCCATATATCCATGCACGAACATTTTTCATATCTTTAATTAGTTTGGACATGTCAGAACTAAACCATTTATAATAAGGACTATCTTTATATACTTCATGGGTTAATTCATGAAGAGGCACATGATGTGTTATTATTATTTTATCACTACAGTCAAGACTCTCACTACAGTCAAGACCCTTAAAAGCATTAAAAGTCTCAAAATATTCAAGACTTGCTTTATGTAAAGAATTGTACTTTTCTAATGTCATAGATTTAATGCATTTTGTATCATTGATATAATATTCTGTGTTTTTAGATACATTTGACCATAATGTCGTTCCTATCCACATATAACCATTATAATATTCATGTGAGTTATTTAAGAAAGATATTCCAAATTTTCGGCATATTGAATCTATATGAGTATTTGTTTCCTCTACCGTTTTACCATTATTATAATATTCGTGATTTCCGGCAACAATAAATACTTTTGTAAACTTCTTTGAAACAGTATCCAAAAAGTTTTTATATGATTTAGAATACGGATTACCAATATCTCCAGCTAATACCAAAATTGCATCACATGCATGTGATTCACATGAAAAGCCATGTAATTGCAATTTGCATCGTTGCAATTCAAGATGAATATCACTAAAAATATATATTGGAAGGTTTTTAGTTGTCATTCTTTTTCCTTTCTGGTTATTCTTCGTGAGTATTCTTAGTAGCATTTTTATGAGTATTTTTCATTTTTCTTTGCCAAAAAAATAAAATACTCACAAAAAATGCTCATAAAAAAACCATAAATACTCATAAAAATCATAAAAACCATAAAACATATTAATAAAATGGGTGTCGTAATTAATGTTAATACTGGCTATGGATTCATAATCAAAAATACAAAGGAAAATAAATTGAATGAAGAGGAAATTGCAAAGTCTTTTGCTTCTGGATCTTTTTACCCAGAGTCTTTTGACGGTCTCGACAATATGTTTTCTGACCATTATAATTGTACTGTCGATGTGTTTTCTGATTGCTATGATGATAGCAAAGACTGGTACATCTGCATAGACTGTGAACGTGTTATGTGTACTGAGTGGTATGAAGGAGAACAGACTGGACTATCAGAAGAGCTTCCGACTCCTCTATCTGGAAAACGCTCAAAGAATCCATGTATAAATGAATTACATAGATTCTTTAAAAAAATGTTTGGTGATAGAGTATCTAATATCGGAAATTACTCATTCCTTTATTTCTCCTAATTTCTCCTAATTTATTATTCTTTAGTATTCTTTCGTATTATTATTTTGTGCAATTAGTTGATAACATGTAGGACATTGTGAAAGTGGTAAATCAAGATTATTATCATGATAATTATGATTAGCACTAATATTTGCATTTTTCAATATTAATGGCCTGCCGATTTTTTAAAAGAAGAGTATTTAACGTAAATCGGCCATAACTTGATCAAGTGGCGGGCGGTCAATAGCTTTAAACTCTAACATATCAATAATTATAGGAAATTCAGATATCATTGCTGGAGGAAAAAGACTATGGTCTATCGGTTTTCGTTTTTCTGCAACGAAATCTTTAACATTAGTACTCTTGTATGGCAATTTACCACCAGTAAACACATAATAAAAGATACATCCAAGGCTGTATGTATCTGTTGCCGGTGTAAGAAGGCCATTATTTAACATTTCTGGAGCGATATAATACAATGTGCCTCTCGGACTAGTTATATTATAACAAATGTCTTCACTTATATCTTTTGCTCCGGCAATTGATCCAGAAGTGCTTAAAGAGCTTTCAGGATTTAATAAACAACTTAATCCAAAATCAATTATTACAGGCATGTAATCTTTAGTAACTAGAATGTTTTCTGGTTTTAAATCAAGATGCAACACATCTTTAGAATGAATATAATTTAATCCGCTTGCGAGTTGATAAAAGAAACTCTTCATTAAATTATTTGGAATTTTAACTTCGCTTAATGGCAAACTATCAATAATATAAGTCATAATAAGATAAATATAATTCTCATCATCATACTCATCAAGTAAACATAATACATTTTTATGAGAACACTTAAGTTTCTTTAAAATACTATATTCACGAAGATTTACATGAGTTCTATTACTAATTTTAACTGCAACATTAGAACCATTTTTAGTAACTCTATATACTGTTCCAAATGCTCCACTTCCCAATTCTTTTATTTGTTGATGTGGGAAATGCTCTTCAATAGATTCTCGTCTATTCAGTAATTCTTTTTTATTACGTCTCTCATTTGCCTCTTTTTCTTTGTCGGTGTCTTTGCCTGTATCTTTTTCTTTGCCTTTAGTAGTTTTTTCTGCAAGAACGCTCTGAGCAGGAGCATTTGTCAGTGGTTTAATAAATTTATCATCTTCGAATAAACCTTGTTTAACAGTACCGTCAGAATATGTCATTTTACCAAAACCTGTTTTCTTACCGTTAACAAAATCTCCTTCATAAACTGATCCAGTAACGTATTTAACTACACCTTTTCCATGTTTCTGGAAATTTACTATATCACCGCTATACGATTCAATAGAAGATTCAATAGTTCCTTTTCCAGTCAATTTATCATTAACAAATTGTCCAGTGTATACTGTGCCTTTGTATGTTAATTTACCTTTACCATGCCTAACAGAATTTTTATACTCACCTTCATAAATGCCTTCGTGAGTAATATCAGATATGTTCATTAATATTAATGTATTTATACTATACTATACTATTATATTTGTTTTTCTGATAGACTCTAAGTATTAGTAAGATTGGTAAGATTGGTAAGATTGGTAAGATTGGTAAGATTAGTAAGATTAGTAATAAGATGAATTTAAAAGATCTTGTAATAAATCTTTATCTTTTGATGATTTGCTTAAAATAATCTTGTCAAAAAGTATTTTGACGATTTCATCAAATAATACCGGTTTATTAGGCACACATGCTATTGAATCTTTTCTGATATCATGTGCATTATACACTTTAGTAGTCTTAGATACTTTATCATATACAGATACAGAATCTATTACTACTCCTAAAATAGTCGTTTTCGGAGTAGTACCAACTCCTATAAGATTTATCTCTTTATCATTTGCTACAGGCATTAATTCTCCAAGCCTTACAGCAATGGGTTCATCTGGACATTCTCTCTTAGGATATTTATCATTGAAGCATTGTGCTGAGGATTCTCTTACTACGTCGACATCATCATTTCGTGGATTAAAAGTAATAGTTCCAACTGTAGCTCTTCCTGATTCAAGACATTTAATATACAAAAACTCTATATCACCTATAAGTATTTTCTTTGGCGCTTCATGTTCAGGAAGCTCATATGGCTCATGTGATTCCTGAAGCATATAAGTTACAAATACAGCCCTATTATTACCTTCAAACCTTGATCTATGTCTAAATTCTTTAGCCAAACTAAGGAAATCTGTGTCATTAGTTGTACGTTCATTAGATAGAATAAGACGATCAATTTCATCATATGTTAAGAATCCTTGTATATTAGATTTTTCGGCAAATGGTTCTGATCTAAGATATTTATCAACATTAAATGACATTTCGTTCAAACATACTAGTGGATATGAAGCAGATCTTATAGAATATGTATAATTATCTATAGTGTAATCACGTGAACTTCCTAATTCCATTGAACTTATATTTTTTTCACTAACATACCTATATAGAATCGTCATCTGGTCTATATGAGTTTCCATTGTTTTAGCTAATGGACAAATATCTTCTGGTTTAACTTTCTCAGCGATATTATCAGCGCTATTATCGTCATCATCACTATTACTATTATCACTATAGTCACTATTATAATCGTCGTCAGACATTTTCCTATATTTAAAACGACGGAAATTAATTTTAGGAATTAATACATATCAAAGTAGTATCCTTATCATGTATTAACATCTAATTTTTATTAGACTTTTTTATCTTCTGTATTTGTGTCTGTATTTGTATTTGTGTTCTTCGGCAAACATAATGAACAGCCACAAATATCTCCATAAAAATCACTTATGCAATCGTTACAATTAGGGCAATCGCAACGAGTACCACATATATCGCTATTGCAGTTATTAGTAATTAAAAATGATTTTGTTGATGATCTTATTATATTATTTCCCATTTGTGTATTTATTATTTATTCCTTTTTTTCCTTTTTTTCCTTTTTTTCAATAGTAGTTTTCTCTTTTCTCTTTTCTCTTTTTTCCTTTCTCCTGAAAAATTTATTTAAATTAAAATCTTTAAGAAAATTATACATTATACAACAATCCAACTCTGGTGTCGTTTAGCTTGTTACGGTCACTGGCTCGGTCTTCATACACGTGCATAAAGGATTCACGATGCGCACATAATAATTATAGTAATTATAGTACTTATAGTGCATCTCAAAGTTATTATATTCTTGATAAAAACAAATTAATTAATAATATTAAAACTTTTAAAGCAAATCTACCAACAGTAAAACCATATTATGCAGTGAAATGTAATAATCATCCTTTTGTATTAAAAACATTAATTTCAAATGGTTTTAATTTTGATTGTGCATCTATTAAAGAGATAAAACAGATACAATATTTACAATCAAAAAATACTATTAATAGTCCAAGTAATAGTCAAAGTAGTCCAAGTAAAATTATTTACGCAAATCCAATAAAATCCGTTGACAGCATTGTTACGGCAAAAGATCTTGGAATTAATCTTTATACTCTTGATAGTTTAGATGAATTGCAAAAATTATTACGATGGCATTCAAATTGTGGCTATTTGTTAAGAATTGCAGTTGATGATAAATATAGTTTGTGCAAACTAAATGGTAAATTTGGTATTAGAGGCCAAGCAATTAGCACATTCTTTAAACATTATCAAGAATTTGCACCACAATTTAAAGGTATAGCATTTCATGTTGGTAGCAATTGTATGTCTCCTCAAAGTTATTTAGATGCTCTTAAGCTTGTTGATAGCATTGCAAGTGCTTACAAACTATATAGTGAGCCATTTTGCCTTGATATTGGAGGAGGATTTACGAAAAGTGGATGTCAAAGTTTATTTAATAATATATCTGAAATAATAAATAATCAAACTATAACAGGAAATATAATAGCCGAGCCGGGCCGTATAATAGTTGAAGATATAATGGATCTGTTTGTTCCAGTTATTGGAACAAATACATCATCAAATTCTGTTTATATTAATAACAGTATTTACAGCGATTTTAATTGTGTTACTTATGATCATAAGATTTTACAATTTAGTATATTGAGAGGTTCAAAAGAATTTGTATTTGAATCTGGTAAATGGATAGTAAAAGGTACACCATCAGGTTACATTAATAATTGTATTACACAAAATATTTATGGTGCAACATGTGATTCTATGGATAAAATTCTTATTGCAGAATGTCCAAAGTTACAAGTTGGAGATGTTCTCAAATTTCATAATATGGGTGCATACACTTATTCGTCAAGAGCAGAATTCAATGGAATACCTCTTGCTAAAGTCCTAATCTTGGGGGAACCTAGGTTCCCCCATAACCCCCTCGCTTGGTAAATTGCTGATTATTTAATTGAAAATACTTTGAATACAAATATAAACAAAGAAATTATCTAGAAAAAGACAGCAATTTACTAAGCGAGGGGGTTATGGGGGACGGCACGTCCCCCAACTACATTATCCAACATTTATATACACAAACACAAACTAATATAATCGATGCATATGTAAGAAGAGTCTTTATATGTTTGTCATCAAGTGCAGATATATTCCATTTTGAATCATCTTCTGCGAGAAGGATTTTTTTAATAAGACGCATACATTTCGGATTAGTTAAAACATAATCTATAATCGCATATTCATTAATATTCCTAAGTTCTTTGAACTCTTTTTGATCATCATAAATATTGATATTGTCTTGATTTAAGGCAGATCCTCCTTGTTGTGGTTGTTCTTGATTTTGTGGTTGCAATTCTGGGAAATGAGTTAAATTGCTATTAACGTTATTATTACGATTAAAAATGCTTGAATCGCTTAAGTCACTTGAATAAGTACTTTGATCTATAGAATACGGCCAGTCGTTTTGTTTATTAGAATTTTTCAAGACGTAGTATTCATTGTTAAAATCTTGTTTATAATGATCGTTTTTTATTGAACCTGACATACTGCTCAAGGCACCATTCTTGTTTAAGGGTGATTTAAATGCCTCCCTCAATATTGCAGGCATAAAAATACTATTACTATATGTTTATTAAATAAAAATATGTCTCTAGTAAATTTAGTATGTGTATAATTGATTGCGCCATTGCTGGCCTTGCTGGCCTTGCTGACTCATTTGCTGACTCATTTGCTGACCTTGTTGACTCATTTGCTGGCCTTGTTGAAGCCATAGTGTATCGAGAGTACTCGGCATATTTTGTTGACCAGTAGATTGCTGTTGACTAGTAGATTGGTTCTGTAATTTAGTTATATCACAATTCCAACATTTTAGTGGAGTAACACCTTTGCATATTTGAGTTTGTGCTAGATTTGATATTTCTTTTTGAACTGACACTGTTTGACCTCTCTCTATCATAGTAATATATTTATCTTTCGATGGTACTAATGATAAATCTGTAATACAACCGGCAGATTTCCACATTGATCTAAGAAGACTTTGACTTTTATAATCAGGTCTTTGAGCAATAAGTGCATTTATCTGATCTTGATTCATGTGGAAGTTAGCCATTATGCAATTACTAATTTGTCCTGAAAAATTGCTCAACGTTAGTGTCTTTGTTCCAAACCACGAAGGCATTGTGGCATTTTGTGATGCAACATTCTGGCCATCAACGTATAGTATACCGTTATTAACATGGAAACTCACTGCAACATGATGCCATGTACCGTCAGCTAAACCACTCTGTTGCTGTTGCTGTTGCTGGATAGAGAAACTTGTCACTATACCATTCTGATCAATTGCCGTATTTACAGGTCCTGTAAATATTGTTTGATTTGTAACTGATGTATTCATCCAGAATGCAAATGTAAAACTAGTATTAACTTTAGGCAATAAATTTGGTGCAATGTTAACTGTTCCGCTTGTTGGCGCCCATGTAGTGATCAATGTCTTTGTTATTCCATCTAGTTGTTTTTCAGCCAATGTCAACATTTGAAGATCACCTAAGACATAATTAAAATATTTAGCTTTTTCAACAGAAATGTTTGAACCATTAGCTTGTCCAATGACTAATTTACCCTTGTCGATATTTGGAACTTTAGACAATTTCTCTGTAACTGCCGGAAGTCCATTCACATAAATAACAATCTTTGCTTCACTTGATTCATGATCAAGAGGTCCAAGGAAAGTCAATTCATTTGTGAGATTAGGATCATAATTAGCAATATTATCAGTTCTAACATTGGCTGTATTAGCCAATTGATAAAATTGTTTTGTGACAGGATTTACTCTATAACAACATGGCGTAGTTGCTACGGATGGGCTTGTAGCAACTGATGAACTTGTAACAACAGGAGAGCCTTGGAAGTATTCATTAAAATCTGGGCGCAATGTTGGATAAATTGGTTTATTTCTAAGAGTATTGAGAGAATTCGAAGCAGATTGCTTTAATGACAAGAATGTTTCATATGCTGTCATTCTACCTCCCTGCTGACTAGTAGCGGTGTTTGAAGACCATAAAGCTTTATTTGTACTATCATAAATGACAAAATTTCTATCGTTCTGCATTGTTGCAGTAAATGGTCCGACTCCTTTTCCTTGAGTTTGTGCGTTCCATAAAGCTTTTCCTGTACTATCATAAATTACAAAATTACCATCATTCTGCATTATAGATTTATATGGAGCTACTCCTTGTCCCTGAGTTTGTGAGTTCCATAATGCCTTTCCTGTAGTATCATAAACAACAAAATTTCCATCAGATTGCATAACTGCAGTTCCAGCAGTTGATGTTAATGTCTGGGGACATGGCATATTTGCTGATGTTGATACGCATGACTGCTGATTCTGAGGTTGAGGCTGAGGTTGAGGCTGAGGATTTGGCTGATTTGGTTGTGGTTGAGGCTGATTTGGTTGTGGTTGAGGATTGGGTTGTGCAGAAGAACAACACCAACAATTTCCGCAACCTTGATAATTTGCATTATTACCATTTGTAAATGTATTACCACCAGCAGTACATACAGATTGTTGGCTCTGTCCACTTGATATTTGCGCTTGTTCACTTGATGTGAATCTATGACATGCCCATGGCTGACTCGCTGGCTGATTAGGTTGATTAATTAGAGCAAATTGACCATTATTGTTAGAGTAAGTTGCTCCGGGCTGGACAGTAACCATTGCAGAAACATATGCACCGCTTGCATTTTGAATCTGAGCAGTCAAAACATTACCATTCATAGAATAGTTTTGGGCAGTGTTTATCCATGTGCCTCCGGGGAGTGGTTGACTGATTGGAATTGGAACAGCATTTTGTGTAAATTGTGCAAGCACCCAACCAGTAGATGTATTAATTCCGCCATCTATAGTAATACCAATATGTGTCCATTCTCCGGTTGGTAAGGATGCAGGAAGATCATATGTAGATCCGCCTAGATAGACCCGCAATTTGGTGGAATTTGGAAGAATAGACACTGCTGGATTATTATTTTTTCCTTTTGTTAAAATAACTGTCTCTTGTGCCGATTGCACTGATTGAGGATTAATCCAAAATGACAAGCTTAAATTATGTTGTTGCTGTGGCAATTTTGAATTATCAAAAGTGATAGTTGATGATCCAATGTTAATAGGATCATTAATTATATCTGTCGAAAACTGTGCACCAGTGTCAGTTGCTACTACTGAATTTGCACTACTACCATAAACATTGACTTCGGACATGTGGAGGAAATTCTGACCTTGAAGTGCAACTTTTACAGTTCTTCCAACAGTATTAATATTACTCCATGTAACTCCTTTACCATCTTGTCCAGCAGTTGCAAACGTCTTATTTGCAACAACATTTCCAGAATCGTCTAATATAGAGACTTCAAAATTACTCAATCTCGCAAGAATAGCTGGATCGGTCGATTGTCTATTTGCAATTGCAATGTCTGTCACATATATATTCTTTGGCATTTGAACTTGCCACCATGCACCTTGTTCGCTATTTGTGTGATTAAATGTGGTACTTTGCCCATCAATGGCATAATTTGCAACATAATTACCATATGTTGATGACTGAGTTGCCTTTCCTCTTCGAGCCCAATCAACAACTTGTCCTTGTCCATATCTGTCATAGATAGTTATTATGCAACTGCTGTTTAATGTACTAATTGTTGTTACTGCACCTGTGTCAGTAACAGACATATATCCACTTTGATTTCCTGCTTGTCCTGCCTGACTTGTTTGTCCTGCTTGACCTGCCGGAGGGTTTTGACTCTGAATAACAAATTGTCCATTATTGTTTACATATGTTGTTCCAGATTGAACAACAACTGTCGCAGGTACATATTGTCCACTTTCATTTTCAAGTTGTGCAGTCAAAATATTTCCAGTCATTGACGCGCCGTGAGCAGTTTGTGCCCACGAACCACCCGGAAGAGGAACATTTGCAGGAGGAGGCGGACTTACTGCCTGACTCTGCAAATATGTTTGATCACCTAGTTTCACTATCCCTGAAGATGTAGGAAGAGCACTAGAAATGATAAACTGCGCATTAGTATCTCTCGTTGTAGTTCTAACTATAGTACCATCACTTGCAACAGCAACATATGTAGGGACTCTAGCCAATGATCTTATGTAAATAGAATCGCCATATTTAACTGGATCACTGTTGCTATTAATACTTGCTCCTGTTTCGTTTGGATCTTCTATAATAAAGAATTCATCTAGCCAATTTACTCTTGGAATATCAGATGGTTTAGCTAGTTTGGGTCCTGTTACAACCGCTTGATCTGTTAACTTTATAAATGCACCATATTGTGGCCATAATGTTACTATACTTCCATACCTGACGGCTGTGTCATCATCTGCGCTTTGATCAGACATAAAATTTTCAATATGTCGTGCACTTTTAAAATATAGAGGTTGTAATATTATAAGCAATAGTACAATAATAAGTACTGCTAGTATAGAAATAATAATTAGTTTAGACATATTATAAGATCTGTATAGAAAAAACTTTTAGTTATCTAAAATAAAGACAAATAAAAAGACCAGAGGATAGAGACCAAAGAGAACGAAGAACAAAGAGAAAAGAAGAACGAAGATATAGAGAATACTGACATATAGAGGCTAATAAGGAATACTGATATATAGAGAATTATGTTTATTTTCTATTTCTAGGAAAATTTTTATGTTTGCTTAGAATATACACTTGAACAATGCCTCATCATCATCGCGAATCAAAGAAGGAACTTAAGCACGAGAATCTCGGCACATACGTCGTCTACAACAACAGAGCTAACGTCCTCGGATACAAGTACAGCGTTCTTCCCGTTGTCCCCCGTAAGGCTCACTCCCACAAGCACTGCTTGAGTCAAACTGTCCAAGCCGGTGGATACCACGATATCTAAAGAACTTTTCTAGCCATTTTAGATACAGAAGATAGAATTATAACTTCATTCTCATCAAAAGAATCAAAAGACTCAAAAGAAATTAAAGAAGTATCAATTAAAATATCATCATTATTAAAATATCATCATTATTAAAATTACATTCGTAAACGTAATCACCAAAATTATTGGCCATAGATTTACTATACGTCCAACTTGTTATACGATCCTTTGGAAATGAATAATATTCACCATGATCCTTTGTTGTTCCTCTGTATAGCTTAATATTATCGTAATATTGCTTATTTGCATATTGAATAGCTATCAATTCATTCAATATTTCATTATTGTTCTCCATTAACATTTGAGTATATAACACAGTGTCATTACCTGTCTCATTCAGCCATTCAAATAACCATTGTTCTGTTCTTGGAGATATCTTATACATATTGATTCTGATATGAGAGAGAGTACTCTTTAGTATATTATTATTTTATTTATTATTTTATTACTTTATTAATATTAGTATTTTATTACTATTATTACTATTAGTATTATTTTTTAATACACTTATTTTATTGACATACTGTTGATTATGTTTTGTTATTAATCTAAAATTATCCATTTTTGATATCTCTTGTTCTAGCTTTTTAAATGCGTCGCAGTCAATATTATATGTTTTAAAAGGATTTAAGGTCGAATCTTGCTTAAAACCAGAAATACCGTGCGATAAAGTTTTTTCTTGAGGAATCAATTTAGATAATTGCATTGTAGAACCAATATAAGCATCAGGTTTACTAATAATATTTCTTATTACTGCAACAAGCTTAGTGCATGTACACATACTTATTATTATTATTACAAAGAAATATTTAATATTTCTTTTTTTGTATTTTCTTTGTGTCTCTTGATGAGCCTTTATTCTTTAAAAAAACGCATAGTGCCTGATCCGTCTTTTCCAAATTTCTTTCTCATAGATTCATAAAAACTACTTTCAAGATATGATGTACAATAATAAATACCACGAACATTGTGTTCTGTTAGAGATATGTCTTTGAAATGTCCAGCATTTTCTTTAATAAGTTTTTTTGTTATTATTACATTATTGAATGCACTATCGTCACAGAAATAAAATTCGGCAAGAGTATTATATTCTTCGTTAGCACTTTGCAAATATGCAATTATTGTTGTATCAAACATGTCAAGAGAACATTTTAATATTTTGCATATTAAAGTATAAATACTATAATTAGTAACTGTACTTAGTATTTCAGAAATTTCAGAATTCAACAAGGGACATGAAGAGCTTCCACCAATTTTATTTAAGTAAGTATAACAATATTTAACATTAACAGTTATCCCAACCATTTTAACTATCTCATTAATTGTTTCATTAATTGATTTAGTACTGTGCATCTCTGTAGAAAATGCACATAGAATTGGAATAAGTCCATCTATAGAATTAATCATTTTAACAGAAGACTGTATATCTGTATTTGTACCATCATATATAAGAATATTATTTACAAATGAAAAATCACTCACAGAATTCATATTTATTGCATATGAGTATATTGATTGCAATTGTTCAAATGTATACTTATCAGTTATAAGACTCTCGATAAGTTTGAATTTTAATGCATTAATATCCATAATTACTTTCTTTTTAAAATATTTCTTTTATGTTTTTTAGTATTTTTTAAGTATTTTAGTATTTTATTAGAAAGTAGTATTTTATTAGAAAGTAGTATCTTATTGAACGCATAGAATATAAATGTATATTCCAAGTAAACATATAAATACACTAATTCTAAAAACACAATTTGACTGAAACTTAAAATCTGCTTTGACAGATGTTTTAAGAGATTCTAATCTAGATATGTATTCATTAATTATTAT